TAAGGGGAGACCCGTTAGTTGTAATATTAATTCCTCCTACGCTATACAATTCTGAAATCTGTACAGCTTGAGGGTCATCTTGTCTATATGAAGGTATGTTACAATCTTTGCAGTATTGCTGTGCAAACTTTAAAAAGTTTGGTAGATAGTCTTTAGATTCGTTTTTAATTGCCAAATCATTACACTTTTTCCACCCATTTAAAGAATTTGTAGATGCAGGATCTATATCTATACTTCCATTGTCAGTAGCTTTGTAAACAGCATTGTTTCGTAAAACTATAGAATTCGGTGCATAGTTATCACTAATAGCAGGATCCCATTCTACACTGCCGGCATCTTTCCAATCTTTTAAACAATCAACGCTAGCATCTTCTAAAGAGGGGGTGCTCTCATCTGTACAATTGTACAAACATGGCAAACCTTTTCTAGACATAAGATCGTCAATGATAATCATTTTCCAAGAGTCCATATTAGAGCAACTATCGCTAAGTCCTGTAATATGTTTTGTGTAATATCTATTCCCAGAAGCTGCAATACACTTTTTGTTGTATTCAAGCAGTTCATCAATATTATTTGGGATACATGCAGGAACAACTGTAGTAACCCCTTCACACGCATCTATTGTACAAGCATTTATTTCATAGGTACAGCTACCGTCATCTCTTGATGCAAAAGCAGAATAATTACTTGCATTTGGATCTGTACATCCTGGAAGGGCTGGTAAAATACAACTACCATCATCTACATTTGCTGAGCTATTATAGTTATTTGCAACAGGGTTTGTACATCCGTATACATCAGTATTGCAACTATTTAAATTAATAGCTGCGTACAATTGCTTACTACTAGTATTTTTGCATGCATTTGGAACAGATAGTTCTGAATTTTTATTGTAGTACGCCCCTGCAAAGTATTCTATTGTAATCTGATAGCTTCCAGCAGGAATATTATTAAAACTGAAAGTATCTCCTGAAGATGCAGTTAAAAGTAAAAAGTCTCCAGGCCTAGGACAATCAGTACTAGCTACTGGATTTAAACTGTAGTTAGTGCGGATTAAACCATCGTTATTATTTTTAAGCTCAATTGTATAAGCTACTCCTACAGTATTTTTAATTCTAGTTAATAAAGCTGTAGAATTTGGTAGTGTTATTGTTATAGACCCTGTACTTGTATCATTGCATACTGCCATACTGTAAACTTTAAGATGTAGATGATGAATTAGAAGTAGTAGCCGTAATCTTTAAACTGGCAAAATCTATAAGCCTTGTTTCATCGGTTTCTTTTCCAGAACAGCCTTGTTTAGTACACTCTTCTAATGTTTTAGAGCCAGTATAATCATTTTCTACAAACTGGCATTTTTTCTCTATACATTTGTAAGTTCCTTGCGTAGGATACACACAGCTGCCGTTGTCAATGTTTGCAGATGGGCTGTAGTTATCTGCTGAGGGATCTGTACAACCTAAAACGTCTGCATCTCTGTCTGATAAATATTGACAAGATCCGTCATCTACTACTGCAATTGGTTTGTAGTTAATTGCTTTTGGATCTGTACACCCTTTATATAGTTCAGAGTAAGAGCAAGACCCGTCGTCAAAGATTGCATCGCTATTGTAGTTATTTGCTCTAGCATCTGTACACCCAGCTTGCTCAACTACAAACGGTCCAAATATTTCGTAACACCCTTCTACTTTAGTACTTGTATTCCCTGCTCCTGCGTCTACGTCGTATTTAACAAGAATAGCATATTCTCCTGCTGCTCGGTTGTTAAATATATATGCTCCACCAGTTGTAGAAACTGTTGTAGCTAAAGTTGCTTGGCTTGAGAGGGCTAAGTCTCCTCGTTGATTATTTCTTTGCTGTTCTTGTGCAGACTCTGTAATTCTAGAACCTACAGAAGGCATTTTGTACAAGTAGTAGTCTACAGGATTAGTTTGAGTACTGTAAAAGCTCTCAGCTACTTTAAACTGCAGTAAATTAGGATAGCCTAAAACTGTATAAGGCTCTGGGTATTTAACTCCTGCAAAGTTTATAGATCCTTTATTTAAGGATACCCCAGAAGCATCACTTATAGACCTAACAGTTGTAGATTTTCCTGTATCTAAAACCCAAGGCCCTAGTACATTTGCTAAAGCAGTTCCAGCAGCTAATCTACCCCCATCGTTACAATACACACACGCGTCTGCAGAATCCTCAGGATATGTGTTATCATAATTAATTGCAGTAGTACCAGTTTGGCACCCAAACACACCTTCGGCAATACCGCCTTTAGACCCTACTACAAATTGTATTGTCTGAGAACATGCTGTACCGTTAGAATCAGATATTGTAATTGTATACCCACCGGTGTACAAATTGCTAACCGTAATACGATCTGTAGTTATACTACTAACAGTTGTGCTAGAAAAAGTTACTGTAGGGTCTACTAATCCAACCACATTGTTTACTGCTACCGTGTACGAGTAGTTAGCTGTCCCACCTTCTACTACAAATGTGGCTGTTCCGTCTGCAGAATTATCGCTAGTAGCTTTTTTACTAGAGTCTAGAGAAACATCAAAAGTCTCGCACCCCGCTACGTATGTACAACAGCCTCCATCTACATTTACGTTGCTGTTAATCTTATCTGCCGTAAGAGCTACACCCTCACAGTCATTAGCCATAGCTCCACTTGCAGTACAAGGCAACGAATTGCCAGCACATCCTTTTAAATAGTAGTTGGAAGCTCTAGGATCTAAACAGACACTATTAGTTTGTGCATCTCTTTTAGCTAAAGCTATTAATATAAACCCGCCTATTACTTTAGGTCCTGGGACATTAATATTAACATTGTTGGCAGTCGTAAAAGCTATAGAAGTGCCGTCATCTTTTTCTCCTCTAGGTCTACCAAAACTTGTTTCGCTAGATCCTAAATTTGTGTGGCTTATAGAGTTTAAAAATTGGTTTTGTAGTTCTGTGGAACCGATATACGCAGCTGCACCGTCAGAGGTGTAGTAATAATCTTGTGTAGCGCTTGTGTCTAAATGGCGGTTATTGGAAGAAGGAAAGATAAACAGCTGCCCAAACTGCGTTCCTTCTGAGTAGTACATAGAGTCTACTAAGCTATATCCTAAAGCATCATCAGGATTAACTGCAAAACTAAATGACCTTATAAGGCTTGAAAAATCTTGACTAAGAGCATTTGACGCAGGAAGCTCTGCTACTACTACCTCTTGTGTAAGAGACGAGCTAAAAGTTACAGAAAGTACTCCGGATCCTTTGTACTCAATGATGTTTTCCTGAGACCCGTCAAGTAACAGATTAATTTTTTCTGATACAATGGCTAAGGTAGAGGTTTGGCCTACAGTAACAGATGCAACCTTATCAGAGTCATGCGAAGTAAGTACAGCATAAGATACTCCTGCAGAATCCTTGAAGTATTTGTAAGATAAAAATGTTTGCTTAGCCATGTCTAACAGTTACACCCACAGTGACCTGCGCACATGTCTTGGGCAGTTAAATACTTTTCTTGAGCACTGTCAATTACTGCTTGTATTTGCTGAATAGTTCCAGCTTCGTCTGCCAAAGCAAGTTCTGATTCTGCAGTCTTAAGCAGTAAGAATATTTTTTGAGCTTCTGCTAATTGGTCTGCACATTTTGTACAATCGCAGTCACATTTAAGCAGCTCATTCATTTTACTAGCCAAACAACATTGAATATCACAAGATAGAATTACGGCAGCCCTTGCAATTATGTTTCCATCAACAACATGATTAACTACATAGATTCCATTATCTCCTCCTATCTCAGCAACTGTAACAACTCGTGTATTTTCGTTTTGTTGAGCAAAGTCGTAGGTGATAGATCTAGATCCGTTAGTTACTTGGACAGTGTTAGTTTTAGTTCTATCTGCGCCTGTAGTAGTTATGATAACTTTGTTACAGTCTGCAGTATATGATACGTTTAATGCCATTTGTCTAATATAATAAAAAAGACTAGTAGGGAGACAAGCTCCCTAATAGTCTTATGTAAGAATAAATCTTAAACTGTTACAGTTGCGAAATCGCCAGCCAAGTAATCGTTTAAGTTTGCTAATACTGTTGCAGTACTAAAACCTACAGGTAAAGCAATTGAAATCTCAATTAGATTATCTACTCCTTTAATTTGAGGAGAAGTGCTACCGTCTTTAGTTGAAACCAACGTAAGCATAGTGTAAGCTGTACCTACTAATGCATTAGTTGCAGGAGCAATAGGTAAGTTTCTACGGTTGTAAAACCCATCACTAACTCCTTGCAAACTTTTTTCGTAAGCAAGAACAGAGTAACCATCACCAATACCTGGGTCCCCAGCCTGAGTTGCAGAAGCAACATAAGTTTGAGTACCGCCATCATAGCTTTCTACGATTAGCTCAAATTGAATTGGGTCATAGTCCCAAGAACCACCACTCTGCGTGGTATCTCCGCGCTTAGCTCCAGAAAATACTACAGTAGCTCCTGCAGTAGCAACAGCAACAGGATTTAACCATTCTGGTAATACAGCAGCTTCAAAAGCAGCTTTTACTAATGCATCAGCAGCTGTGTGAGCTGTACTAGCAGGAATTTCAGTAGCAAAGCTAAAGAACTCTGGACGTGGTCCGCCTGTTCTAACAAACTTTAATACTACAGTACCTGCAGCAGCAGAAGTTCCACCAATTGTTACTGTCTGCTTACATGGAGCACCAGCTACACCAGCTTGCCCGCTAAATGCAATTACATTTCTACGAGAAATCCATGGAGATACAAGCATATTACCGCCTGTACCTAGTACAATACGAATTTGATCTGAGTCTGTAGGAACGTGACTGCCTGCAACGTATAAACCATCGGTAGTGCTACCATTATCGCTTAACATTTCAACACCAATACCGCCGTCATCAATTAAACCATTAGTTTTGGTGTCTCCGGCAACGTCGGCACCAACAAATAAATGTCTTGACATTTTTTTTAAATTTTCGGTAACCTGAGGCTACCATTAATATAACTATTCATTCTTTGTAACCTCTACTGATGCAGATTGGTATCTGGGATCAGAGATGGCTTCTAATATACTGGCAACTGTCATCGCAACTATCTCTTGATGAGTGTGTTCAGGCAGTTCACAGTTTACCCCCAAAGATAAGGAAATCTCTTTTGGCTTTCTTATGTAAGTTATTTTTACAGCGTCTATTATAAATATATCACTCGTGTAAATATCTATTGACCTACCACGCATTGTTGTCAATGGTGACGTATGCTTTGTGGTATTAAATGGATCGTTTAGAAGCGTAAAAATATCATCTTGCTGAGAAAATCTATTACCTTGTGTAAGCAGGTCTGAATAAGATATTGGTTCTCTTTTTTCTGAATAGCTAGCGTCTAGTATTTTTCCGTTTAAAGGTGTTGGAATAGCTCTTGATATTTCATCTCCTGTGTATGGCGACCCTTTAAGTACAGATACAGCAGCCCCTCCAGAAGCATCCCACTCAAACCAGTCATGAGTTACTGTATCTACCACAACAATAAAACTTCCGGGCTCGTACAGAGTTTCAAACTCTTCCCAGTAAATTGTAAAACCAATTCCAGGATTATTTAAAATGTCTTGTTTAAGTGCCTCAATATTTGCAGGATATGACGATGGCGTCCAGCCAAAAGATCTTAAATTAGCTGAAGCTGACCACACTACAGCATCTATATTACCTTTAACCATTTCCATACTTTCAATAAATGCGGAATTCTGCCCAGCACTATCGGAGGTAACCATAAAATTGTTAAAGTCTACTACAAAATAACTTACAGAAGGCAAGTTAACTAGTGAGTATTCTATCGTCTTACAGTTATTGATGTATACTCTAGAAACTTGGTTTACCAAGTACATGTAGTCAGTAGGAAGTGTAAAAGTATCTACAAAAATATTTTTTTGCAGCTGCTCTTTAAAAGCTGTTATACCTTCGTGCTCGCGTACGAGAGTTCGTAAATCGTCAATACGTTTCTGAGATTCTTCAAATCCTTTACGGTAGATGTTATTCTTACCGTATTTACTATTGATAAACCTGAACACACTTTTGTTCAATTCTAAGTCTATCTCTTCGGATAGTAGGCTGTCAGCCTGGAGTGAATTAATTTTATCCACTCCTTGCTGTACAGCGATATGCATCTCAGTTACATTCATATTAAGTCAATGCCAACTCTTTTAATTTAGCCCGTAGGACTGTTAATTTACCGGAATTCTTTTTGTCCTTGAGGTAGATGACTGTATCGTCAACTGTTTCCCCTAAGACTTCATCTATAAAGATAACCTGATTTCCAATTTTTCGTAAAACTCCTGCAGTAATCATTTCGTCGATTTCTGCTTTCAGCTCTAAGTGCTTGTCAGTTGCAATGCGTAAGAACTTCTTAGGGCTCTTGTCTTTTAATGCGTACAAGGAGTTTTCAATCTGCTCGTCCGTCATTCTTTCCGGATTGCTTTCTGACATCAAACGCAATACACGTTTCATGTTTGGTAAACTAGAAGAAAGTTTAATGAACTCTTTGTCCGCGTCTTTCTTAAGTTTGATTTCATTGTTCTTGACCTTGTCTTCTCTAGTAAGATCTTGGATATAGAAGCGCTTGTTAAAGTTGCTATCCATTTCCTCTTTAGTCAGTCCTACATGTGGATGTTTAAGTGCAAAATTGTACTTAATATAATCCATTATGTTTAGTGGGTTATCGTTACCATCTAAACCTACCTCTAGTTCAACTCCTGTAAATCCTACAGGGATAGTCAAATCTGCATAGAATTGTTTTACATGTCGTGGCCAGTCAACGTGTTCTGGCGCTACATCTAAAATACCATTCAGATATTTCTTGTTGTCCTCTGCACTAAATCCGTGCAACGGTTGTCTATTTACATAGACACTACTGAGTTTTGTTGTTGCCTCAGCTCTTACTGCTTTAGGTAAGTGACTATCTAAGTCCTTTCTCCTAATGAAGATTTTTTTACTCATTTTCAGTTCTTTTTAGTTAATTGTTATAGGGTGGAAAGAATAACTCTCCTATATTTTAAAGTAAGGATGTGAGGAGCAAAGCTCCCCACAACCTCAACCAAACCAATATATAGACCGCGTTACCGCCTTATTTAGGAAGCGACACACTGAATGTCTAATGACGTGTCAAAACGCTTAAGCGCTAGACCAGCCGTCTTCAACATGTGTACGCTTGCCCCATCCACGTCAGATGCTCGTGCAGAAGTCGATTCGAATCCTTTTGGAACAACTGAACCGGCTACACACCAACGCATCATCTCACGACCTTTCTTAGAGATCATTTGTAAGTTGTTCTGACCGTCGTAGTTAGACTGATCAACGAACACCATACGGTAAGACTCAAGTGAGTAACCTGTAACAGGGTGTTTAGCACGAGCTTGAGCAACAGCACCGTGATCAAACAATGGTAGTTTTACCACGTTTACAGAGTGTCCGTCGATATGCTCGTACGAAGTAAAGTAACCTGACATGCCTAAGCTACGTCCGCTACCTGTGATGAATCGGTTTTCACCGCCCACTTTCCAAGAACCTGAGTTACCTATAAAGTGATTTTTAAGAGCTTCATCAAACTCACGTGCACCACCCGTACCAGTGTAGAGAGTGATTTGCTTAGTAGCAGCATCAGTCATTCCGTAGAATAAGTCACCGATGATGTTCTTAAGCTTAGTCTCTGTCATAGTAGAGTAAGTGTCCTTGTTTATGATTTGTTGGAACAAACCAGGACCTACGATTACCGGCTGACCGTTCTCATCTTTCATCTGAGTGTGACCGTTACCATCGTAAGTTTTCTCTCCGTACCAGTAGTACATTTCACACTCTTCTTTGAAGTCGAGCATGTGTAAGTACTCTTCGTAGTCCATCCACAACTTGGTAGTAGAACCACCTTTAGTTGGTAAAGAGAACTCAGCTACAAAGTCTTTAGCATTACCAGACATGTGGTAAGACTTACGTACTGTAGTTAGTTTGTTACGTACCATACCTGGGGTTTCCCAGTTAGATGCATTTCCACGAGAGAAATCAACACCTACAGGTGCGAACATTTGAGCCCATAGTGCACCTACTGCAACATCATCTCCTGGTACAGTTGCTGTAGCTGATGGATTTACAACTTGAAGTGTGTACTTAAAGCCTGATCCACCTGCTGCCATTTCTGGCTCCTTCATAATACGAGCTTGCGCACCTGATTGAGATACGAGTACGTAAGGGAATACAAAGTGTTTGTCTGGGAATTCAACTTCAAAAGTTGAGCCGCCAAGGCCTAAATTAGCAGTGCTGCCAGGAGCTTTAGAAACCGGACGAGTTCTCAAACGGTGTGTTGCCACACGGTACTCATACTCAAGACGGTCGATAGACTTTACGTTACCAACACCTTCAGTTAAGAAAGAGAGTGGGAAACGTTTGTCATCCTTACCAGCTAGGTGAGTAATGATTGGAGATAACTCAGACGGCTTAGAAAGCAAAGCATTTGCAAGACTGTTCATATCAGTCATCTGTGAGTCGTTATAAAACGTCTTCTGCACAGAAATGTTTGTTCCGTTAATTGCCATTTTTTTATCTAATTATTAAAAGTTAGCGCATTTTAAAATTGCCATTTATCATATATCAAGATCTAGATTGTCTAAGTCAACATTCTTAGAAGGTCGTCGTCCTGCTTTTCTTGCACTCTTAACTCTCTCCTCGTTGCTAGAGATTCTGTCTCTCAATGATTTTGTTGAAGCAGTCTTTGCTTTGGTTTTTATGATTTTCTCCAAGTTAAAGCCCTTGAACATTAAATAATCCATAGCTAACTTGACGTCCATCTGTGCCTCTCGGTGGTCTAGGTCACGTTGTGTGAATCCTTCTTTACTTACTGGCTTTGATACATAATCAAAAAACTTGCCTTTATCTCGTTTAGGAACTGTTATACCGGCAAACTCATCAGCATCGTTGATAGTTTCGTAAACACCGTTCCAAAATTTTTCTTGGTCTTCTGCTTGCTTTGCTCTAGTTTCTTTCTGTTGCTCAACTAGCTGCTGTCTTTGAGCACCTTGTTGTTTAGCTAAAGCATCCTTAGCAGCTTGAGATTTTTGAAATAACTTGCCTGTATCTTCGTAGTCTTCAAGTAATTCGTCGATAAAGTCTTTGTCGTGGCCCTTAGCAGTAAAGTAATCTGACAATACTAACTTCTGGCTTCTTACATCGTCCTCACCAATCTCAATTTTGTTATAATCCAAATTAGGATCATAAGCTTGCATAAACTCTTGCGAGTTTCCTCCGTTGATAACGTACTCAAGATGGTTTTTAACTAAAGGAAACTTTTCAAATAATTGATCAAGTTGATCCTCTGCCATTTTACCACTCATGTCTTGAGTAAGTTGTAATAACCCTTCAGTAGTATCTTCATACTCATCATCAACTTCGTATCCTAGTTTGGATAAGATTTGACCTACTACTGAATCGTCATTTCCAGAACTGTCGGTTTGATCATCTTCTTGATCATCGTTGTCATCATCTAGATCATCATCCTGATCTAAATCATCATCCTGGTCATCGTCTGCAGCAGGCTCTTCAGATTTTAACTCTGCGTCATCATCTAATTTGTCTGCTCCAGTAGGGGTGTCGGTAATGTCTTCATCATTGGTATCTGAATCCATCTCGACGCCACCGTCTAACATATCATCAAAGGATATGTCATCTAGTGCAATTTTTTCTTGTGCGTCACTCATTGTCTATAAAATTAATCTTTACAAAATTATTCAAAATTAGTCCGATTTACTTGGTTTGATTATTTTTTCGTATATGTTTTACTGTATAGCACTTAGAAGCTTTTCTTAAGTCTCACACCGAACCTAGGCCCTTCATTTTCTAATGCAATTACACCAGGAGCTGGGTACATACTGCCCTGATAAAGACTATTAGGCTTTGAGTAATATCCTTCAATAAAATCACCATCTCCCATATTATACTTTAGAGAAAGTCTACCCGCACCTCTACCCATACCTGAGTAAGCATCTCTTTGACTTAGAGGAGCTACAGTGCCTGTACCAGTACTGCCATATATAGGATTGTCGCGGTTTTTATCATACCTACCTCTCATTTCGTACCCTACACCAAGAGATAGATTATCATTTAAAGAAAAATTAGTTTGTGGAGTTACGCTCATGTAAGGGCTAATAGCATTGTTAGCATACGCAAGCCCTGCCTCACCCTCAAAGCTACCTCTTACATTTACACCGCTTCTAGGAAACATATTCTCTAGAACATTTCCTGGAACACCTTGCCAACTAGCTTGCCCCCTAATACCTGCTCTTAAATTCTCACCTGCAGGTCTAAAACTTTTACCTTTTCGATTTCCTACACCTATACCCGCACTTCCTATCAAATCTGCACGGTATTTAATTTCATCTAGTATATCAGTACCTTGTAGACCTAACGAAAATCTAGACTCGGCATCTACTAAGTTTTTACCAAAAGTGTAATTAGTAACTGCATTTGGAGTTTGTGCCCAGGTAGGTCTAATACTTTGACCTGGCTTTATGTAAGTATCTACTTCTTGGAATGTGTCTCCTTCCCGTCCACCAAATTGGTATTTAGATCTGTTTCTTCTTAAATCATCTATCTGCGTACGATAAGTCCTAACAAAGTTTGCATCTTGGGGTCCTCTATCTAAATTAAATTTACCAAAACTAGTGTCATACATGTACTGCCCACTTTGTTGATTTAATTTTCTAGAATGTATCCGAGGTGGAATTGCAGGCATAAGCTCAAGAGGAGTGTAATTCCCTAGCTTTGCAGACTTTGGAGTTAGTTTTACTGCAGATTCTTTTTTTACAGAAGGCTCGCTAAAATTCATATAAGTCTCTACTCCAAAAGGATTGCCATCATCGGTATTTAATGCTGCAGATTCCCTTGCACTATATCTGCCTGCATTTACTACAAGACCAAGGTTAGAATCATAGAAACTTGTATCAGAAGGCATAAAGGAGCTTGTTTCAGGATCTATCTTATCTAGCTTATTCATTATCCTGTCGTTGTATTTTACAGCAGCATTTGGAGTTGTGTATAAACTGTCTAATTTTGGATATTTTTTTCTAAGACTGGCAATGTTTTTAGCTGTAGATTCATGTACACCATCGCCTTTATCACTAGATTCCCACTCTTCTTCTTCAAGAACAGGTTGATTGCGCATAGGGGTACTTTCTTTTTTACTTGCTCCATATGGATCAGACTCATCTACAAATACAGG